GACCACAGCCTAGTAGTTTTTGTGATCCCTTAATAGATATTTTCTCTTTATAGTATACATACCCTTGCCAATGATGCTTACCAGTATCAGGACACGTTTCTGGTGCGAACAATAAGTATCGCATCCTCGTTTCGTTCCATGCAGGAGCATCATCAACAAAAGCAGTAAAACAGTAACCTCTAACTCTGCTCATACCTTACAATTATACCTTAGCGTTTATTCTTTAAGTATTTTTAAAACGCACATGGCGAAGTTCAGACAACGTCGCTTTCTGAACTGAGCCCACTCGGTGAGTCGTTCTACTGAACGAAACGACTCATCGATGGGGGATGGCCCAGAAACGACGCGCTTTCTGAACTAGACCCAACGGATAGATCCTTCCATCCCTTTTTTGGTCCAGAGGGTATAGTATTACCCTCTGGACACTTATGGGCATTTTAGGGGCACGGCAAGGAGGCTCCGCCCTTTAGGGTGGATATAGCCGTGATGCCCCTACAAATGCGTTTATATTCCTTAATTAGTTTCTACAGTAGTAGATAATCATGCCGCTCACTAGACAATCCACTAGAGTAGGGAAATCCCGTAGATCTCAGTATTTAAAAAAGACCACACGTAGAGGCGCCTACAGAAAGGGAGCAAAGCGAAACTTTGCGCGTCGCAGAGCCCCGTTTATCGAAGTGAAGTCTAAAACTCACGAAGACCTTGTTGTGCAGTTCCCAGGACTTGTAGATAGAACTGAGTTTAGAACTCAGGATTCTGAAGTCCATCATATGAACCCTGAAACATTTTTAATGTGGAAACGAGGAATGGAAGAAAACGAAGTTATCGGTAATTCCTGCTACGCCAAATATCTTAAGATGAAAGTTGGAATTAGATTCCCGCAGAGCGCTTTCACAGTCAATGGTATGACAAAGCAAATACCAATGACACCCCAAAATTATTATTTGGTTCACGGTTGGGTCCCAAATGAGTTAGGTTGGACGGGTCAAACCACACCCAAAGCCGATGAAGCAAATATCAATGATATATTCGCTCATATTAACCAGCGAGTCACAGATTATTTTAATGATCAAAAAGACAGTAAGTTAAGATTTATTCCTAAAGCGGCATCTACCATCCGCATTACAGGACGTAAGAAAATTCGTCCGGACATGCGCCACCTTAGTACAGCTCCACCTCAGACCCTTAGCAATGTAGTTGCTCCTGACAATGTAATTGGAACCATCCCTGATGTATATACCACAATTAGTTGGAAGATGAATAAGAAACTTCATCTCCAGCCTTCTAGTAAATTACACAGTGGTCAAACAGGGTTATACCCGAACTTTGGCACTTGGTTACCCTTCTGTTGTTTAGTCCTTGCAGACTTTGATAACCTCCCACAAGATACCACTCGTATATCATACTGCCCAGCAGTGCAATATAACGATTGTATTTGGTACAGTGATTCTTAAGAGTCATCCTTAAGATCTCCATAGTTAGTAAAATCAGGTGCGTTGATAGCAACGCAAACGCACCGTCTATATAGTTGTTGTAAAGAGTCTTCAGCACATCTATTTCTATAGATTCTTTTAGGAGGTAATGACGAAGTTATTATCACGTGCTTACTCGTAAATGGTAAAGGTGGTCGCCCACGTCGTTTGACGGCGTAAGGCCACTTATCAATCATTTGTAAAAGTTCATTATATGAGATTTCTCCCCTAAAATCGTTAATTATAACGGTTTCCTGTTGTTTATAGTTGTCCCACCATCCATTATCGTTAGGATACACATAGTGTGTATTTGGTGAGAAATTGAGAAACGCAGTGTGAGATTTCCCACCACCCGTAGGGCCCCATAACCACTCAGCAGTAGTCATAGCAGTCCGATAGATTCCACTCATGCGTAGGTCGTCTAGTCTTTCTAGAGTTCTCCCGTATTGGTGAAATGTTTGCGGGTCTTCCGTCAACACATTATTAATAGTAGTCTCTCCCTTAAGTATTTTTTCCTTTAAGTCGATTAGATCGACTCTCTTACCTTGCATAGGTTTATTTCCATATTCTTTATATTTGGGATTATAAGGTTTGACCTTATTATCCTTAGTGTAGGGACCCACAATGTAGGCGTAGTTATCATCAGCAGTGCCGTTACTCATTTGATGATGACATTGACCACAGCCTAGTAGTTTTTGTGATCCCTTAATAGATATTTTCTCTTTATAGTATACATACCCTTGCCAATGATGCTTACCAGTATCAGGACACGTTTCTGGTGCGAACAATAAGTATCG